CTACAAAAGACTTCCAAAACCTGAAATTGGAAATGTTGGAGCAACATTTGCAGAATCTGAAGTTAGACACGCAGATGCTTATTCACACCTCATTCAACTGTTGGGTCTCAATAAAGAGTTTGAGAATCTTATGGAAGTACCAGCAATTCGTAGACGAATCAAATATCTTGAAAAATCTATTACTAATTCCAAGTCAATTGAAAACCATGAGTACTTTGAATCTGTTGTATTGTTTTCTATGTTTGTAGAAAATGTATCACTATTCTCACAATTCTTGGTTATCATGTCATTCAACAAACATAAAAATGTCCTAAAAGGAACGAGTAATGCGGTTGAAGCGACATCAAAAGAAGAAAAAATTCATGCTGAGTTTGGATTTGACTTGGTAAACTTAATCAAACGTGAAAATCCACATTGGTGGACTCCACAATTAGTTGAAGATTTGATTGATGCAACTCGTGAAGCTTACGATGCTGAAGAGGGTATTGTCAATTGGATTTTCGAAAAAGGTGATATGGATTTCTTGACAAAAGAGCAAACTTTGGAGTTTATTAAACACCGTTTCAACTTATCATTAAATGCTATTGGTATTGATAACATTTTTGAGGTTAATCAAAAATTGTTGGAGACTACCGAGTGGTTTGATGATGAAATCCTAACCACAAAACACACCGATTTCTTCAATAAAAGAAGTATCAATTATAGTAAAAAACAAAAATCAATAACGCAAGACGACTTGTTCTAATATAAAAAAACAAACAAAATGAACGATAGAAAACCATTTGAATGGATTAACGACGAATCAATTACCTTTCTCCGTAGAGGTTATTTGAGTGAAGGAGAACAACCTCTTGAAAGAATTCGAGTAATTGCTGATCATGCTGAAAAACTTTTGGGGATCGAAGGATTCGCAGATAAGTTTTACGATTATATGGGTAAAGGGTGGTATTCATTATCATCACCTGTATGGGCAAATTTCGGAAAAGTTCGTGGACTTCCCGTAAGTTGTTTCGGATCTAATATAGGTGATAACATCGAATCCATTCTTTACACACAGGCTGAAGTCGGTGAAATGAGTAAGATGGGTGGTGGTACATCAGGTTATTTCGGAAATATCCGTGGACGTGGAGCAACCATCACTGATAATGGTCACGCACCTGGATCGGTTCACTTTATGAATCTTTTCCAAAGTGTTGTGGACAATATTTCACAAGGATCTACACGTCGTGGAAGATTTTCACCATATCTACCAGTTGAACATCCTGATATTATGGAGTTCTTGGAGATTGGTACTGAAGGTTTCCCGATCCAAGACCTAACTCACGCAGTAACCGTCACTGATGAATTTATGAAAGAAATGATTGCTGGTGATGAGAAAAAAAGAGCAATTTGGGCTAAAGTGATACAACGTAGAGGTGAAATTGGTTATCCATATATCATGTTTTCTGATACTATGAATAATAAAGCACCTGAGGTTTATCAGGATAAAGATATGAAGATTTACAATTCTAACTTATGTTCTGAAATTGCTCTTCATAACTCTGAAGAAGAATCTTTCGTTTGTGTCCTATCCTCAATGAATGTCTTACACTATGATGAGTGGAAAGATACAGATGCGGTTGAGACTATGGTTTATTTCCTTGACGCAGTTGTAACTGAGTTCATCAGTAAAATTGATGATATTCGTAATAGTGGTACTATTGAAGGTCAAAGAGCGTTCTTTTATCTTGAGAAGGCTTACAACTTCGCTAAAAGACAAAGAGCTCTTGGTCTCGGAGTATTGGGATGGCACTCTTTCTTACAATCAAAGAATCTACCTTTCGATAGTAAACAAACCGCTAAATTGAATGTTGAAGTTTTCAAACTTATCAAAGATAAGTCATACAAAGCTTCTGAAGAGTTAGCTAAAATGTTTGGTGAACCGGAAACTTTGATCGGATATGGTCGACGTAATGTCACACTCAACGCAATTGCACCAACAACCTCATCGGCATTTATCTTAGGTCAGGTATCTCAATCTATCGAACCAATTTGGTCAAACGCTTATGTAAAAGACGTTGCTAAATTGAAAGTAACCATCAAGAATCCTGTGTTGAAGAAATTGTTGGAAGAGATGGGTAAAGATACCAAAGAAGTTTGGGATAGTATCAAGAAATATGATGGATCTGTACAACACTTGGAATTTTTGACTGATGAACAAAAAGATGTTTTCAGAACTTTTGCTGAAATCAATCAATCGTCAATTATCAACCAAGCGGCAATTCGTCAAGATTATATTGATCAGGCGCAATCTTTGAATCTTATGGTTTCACCGGATATGCCAACCAAGGATGTCAATAAATTGTTGATCGACGCATGGCAATTGGGTGTGAAAACACTTTACTACCAACACTCAATGAATTCGGCTCAGGCTTTCGCAAGAAAGAAATTGAACCTGAATGACCTTGAATGTGTGGCATGTCAGGCATAACAAACCAAAAAGGTACTTAATGAATGAAAAACCCGACACGAAAGTGTTGGGTTTTTTTATGTCCTAAAAAAAATAATGGGATATATTTATCAGATATGGCAAACGGTAAAACATATGGTTTCACTTTTCCCTTTGTGGAATCTTTTGATGGAAAGTATTTGGATTTAACTGATTATCCTGCTGAGGAGATTAGAAGTAATTTAATTCACCTTCTATTAACTAGAAAGGGATCAAGATATTTTTTACCTGATTTTGGTACAAGATTACTTGAATATATTTTTGAACCTATTGATGGACCAACATTCCAAAGTATTGAGGCTGAAATTAGAGATTCCGTTCAGAAATACATGCCTCAATTACAATTAACCAATATAAACATTACTTCACCACAAGGTGAATCTGCGGGACTTACCGCAACAGAAGCCGGTGGAGTTTTGGATCCTAACATTAGAAAATATAATGCGGATGTTGCAGAACACACCGCAACCGTAAGAGTTGACTACGCCATATCGAATGATGTATTCAATACCAAAGATTTTATTATACTGAATATTTAAGAGATATGGCTGAAAGAAGAATTTCCTATACCGTTCGTGACTTTGCTGCGATAAGACAAGAACTAATCAATTATACGAAAACGTATTATCCCGAACTCATTGATAATTTCAATGACGCATCGGTGTTTTCGGTGTTTTTGGATTTGAATGCCGCGGTTGCTGATAACCTACATTATCATATTGATAGGAGTATTCAGGAAACAGTTCTTCAATATGCTCAACAACGTTCTTCAATATATAATATTGCCAGAACGTATGGTCTAAAAATACCCGGTCAAAGACCGTCAATTGCCTTAGTAGATTTTACAATTACAGTACCAGCATTCGGTGATAAAGAAGATGAAAGATATCTTGGAACTCTCAGACGTGGAAGTCAAGTAATTGGTTCAGGTCAGGTTTTTGAGGTATTGAATGATGTAAATTTTGCATCACCATTTAATCAGGATGGATTTCCCAACAGATTGAAGATTCCAAATTTTGATGGTAGTGGAAATCTTATCAACTATACAATCACAAAAAGAGAAACTGTAATCAACGGTATTACAAAAGTATTCAAGAGAGTTATCACACCAAATGATGTAAGACCTTTCTTTGAATTTTTCTTACCTGAGAAAAATGTGTTAGGTGTTACATCTATAATACAAAGAGATGGAACATCGTATTCGAATGTGCCAACATCTCAAGAATTTTTAAGTCCTGAGGGAAGATGGTTTGAGGTACCGGCATTAGCGGATGATAGAGTGTTTATTGAAGATCCAACAAAACCATCTGATGATCCGGCAATCAAAGTTGGTAGATATATACAAACACAACAAAGATTTATTACAGAGTATACCCCTGAAGGATTTTTGAAACTTACATTCGGTGGTGGAACAAACACCGCTGAGGATCAATTGAGAGAATTTACCGCCTTAGATGTTCCTTTGAAAATTCAACGATATCAAAATAACTCCATGTCTTTGGGATCAACACCAAAGGCAAATACCACGTTGTTTATTCAGTATAGAATTGGTGGGGGACTTGGAACCAATTTAGGTGTAAATGTTATCAATCAAGTAGGTGCTGTTGATTTCTTTGTCAACGGACCTTCAGATATAATCAACAACTCAGTTATCAATTCACTTGCTTGTAATAACGTAACTGCGGCAATTGGTGGTGCAGGATATCCATCGACAGAAGAGGTCAGAAACTATGTTACATTCAACTTCTCGGCACAAAACAGAGCGGTAACCATCAACGATTATGAAGCAATAATTCGTAATATGCCGGGTCAGTTTGGAGCACCCGCCAAAGTATCAATAACAGAAAATAATAACAAGATTGTTATCAACGTTTTATCATACGATTCTTCAGGTAATTTAACCTCTGAAGTGTCAAACACTTTGAAACAGAATTTGGCGACATATCTATCAAATTACCGTATGATAAATGATTACATACAGATAGGAAGTGCTCAGGTTATTGATCTTGGAGTTGATTTACAGGTAGTCCTCGATTCTTCACAAAACCAAGGTGCGGTAATATCAAATATAATTGATAGGGTTTCAACATTCTTCAACCCTGCGGTACGTAATTTAGGGGAGGATATTTTAGTATCTGAACTCAATAGAATAATCCAAGCTGAAAATGGTGTGATAAGTGTTGGAGATATATCTATTTTCAATAAAGTTGGTGGACAGTATAGTTCATCACAAACATCAATGCCTTATTCAGATCCGGCAACCAAGAAAATCAGTTTGGTGGACAATACGATATTTGCAGAACCAAATCAAATTTATCAAATTAGATTCCCACAAAAGGATATTACCGTTAGAGTTAAGAATTTCCAAACAACTAATTTCTCCTGATATTCATAATTCAGGGTTTTCCATTACTTTTTATAAAATAGTCAATAAAATATTTATCATAGAAAGTACTTTTAATGTCCAAGTCATATAGAATAAGAACAGAAGTTGGTGTAGACAAACAAATCAACGTACAATTAGATCAAGATTTTGAACAGATAGAAATTCTATCCCTCAAAGTCAGAAGTGAAGATGTTTACACTCGAATGTGTGCAGACTACGGAGTTGTTGTTGGTCGTGTATTTACCAACGGAGGATATGGAGTACCAAACGCCAAAGTTTCAATATTCATACCAATAAGTGAGGAGGATCTTAATAATGAAATCATTTCTGAATTATATCCATACAGGGAAATTAATGACCTGAATGAAGATGGTTATAGATTCAATCTTTTACCATATGAAAAAAGTCACGGAGGACACACTCCAACAGGAACATTTCCGAGTAAAAGAGATGTCCTAACAAATCCAGCACTTGTTGAGGTATATGACAAGTATTACAAGTTTACAGTAAAGACCAACGGTAGTGGTGACTACATGATAATGGGTGTTCCGACAGGTACCCATACCTTAGTAATGGACGTGGATCTTTCAGACATCGGACCATTTTCTTTGGGACCACAAGACTTGGTAAGAATGGGACGAGCAACCTCTGATGAACTCAAAGGTTCTACATTTCCGAGTTCATCCGATTTAGATTCCCTTCCACAAATTGTAAACTTAGTAAAGTCAATTGAGATAGAACCTTTTTGGGGTCAACCTGAAGTTTGTCAAATTGGTATTGTCCGTCATGATTTCAACTTAGCTGAAGTGGGGGTTACCATAGAACCCACCGCACTTTTCATGGGGTCTTTGATTAGTAACAATAATGATAAGGCTATAAGTTCAGGATGTAGACCACCTACTGAGATGGGTGATCTTTGTAATCTTACAACAAATTCAGGTGAAATTATTGCAGTAAGACAAACAATTTTTCAAAATACTGATGGATTACCAATTATTGAAACCGCCGAATTACCTCAAGGGGGTAAAGTAATTGACGATGCCGGTACGTGGTTGTTGGAGGTTCCTATGAATTTGGATTATGTAACAACAAATGAATTTGGTGAACAAGTGTTGAGTAATGATCCGACTATCGGTGTCCCAACTAAAGGTAAATACAGATTTAAGATCAAATATGGTCAACCTAGTTCAGTAGAATTAAATAGTACAAGACGTGGATATTTCTTGGTACCAAATGTGAAAGAATATGGGTGGACTCAACCACAAATAGATCCAATATATTCTATTAGTACAAACACTTCATCATATAAAAAACTTCAAAGTTCTTATTATTTTGGAATTGATTGGACTGGATATACGAATGGTTTTACAACACAAATTGAGATTGATAATAGAACAAATGAAATTGTGAATTGTGAGGATACTTTTTATGAATTTGTCTACAATAAGGTCTATACCGTTTCAGGTTTGATCGACCAATATTACAAAGGTTTATCAAGAGGTAATTTCATTGGAATTAAGGAAATAACAGATACGACTTGTGCCTCTGAAAATAATCAATTTCCTGCGACAGATGCTGTAAGGAATTTCGATTTTACATTTTTCATAGTAAACTTGTTTTTGATAATTTTTGCACCAATAGGTTTAGTTTTAATTCCTCTGTTGAATTTCTTAGCTCAGTTTTGGCCAATAGCAAAATTTACTTTTGTATTGTTTATAACTGCGTGGTTATACTTTAATGCGGTGACAAGTATACTAAATGTTAGTTTATCGTTGCCAAATATTTGGTTGTCTCTTGGATATCTAGCTCAATACTTTATTTGGGTTGGTGCTCTGGGATTTTTCCGAGCCCTGCTAGTACCCTTAATCACAGAATTCTCCTTCAAGAATTTCCGACTTCCAATGATTTCCTATCCCGACTGTGAAGCGTGTGATTGTAAAGATGAAAACTTATCTTTACCTGAAATTACTGGTAATCCTTTTATTGGTAATAACGCGACTAGTAATAGAGTTGGTAATTACACATTATATAATGTTAGTGGTGTCTCTTCACTTTTTCCTTCTTTTTCTCAAACAACTTGGAATGATTTAGTTGGTGACGTAAACGATACCGAACCTGTTGGAATTAATCCTGATGATTATTCTGGAAATTCAAATAAAAGAAATCAAAAATATACTGCGGATCTCGCTGGTTTCAGATACGGTTTAAGTGGGATGAATTATGTTTTACCACCTCAAAATTCTAGTGATGCTAATATTAATAAATTGGCAAATTCACCACTTACAATAAGTTATTCAACTAATAAGATATTTGTTGGGCCTGACATTACTTTGTCTCAGTCTATGAATTTGATGAATATTCGCGAAAGATATTTTGAAAATTTAAACATAATTAGAACCACAGTTAATAATCCATCAACCACATCACAACCATTTACTGATAACGTATTAGTATTATTGATACCACAAAATAATTGGAACAATGGAGATATTATCACCTTCAATGATACCGAGAGTATTAATGATCCAAACTTACAAGGTAATCCACTAAATCAATTCGGGAATAGTTCTATAGTTGGAACTACGGCAAGTGGTGTCGTCACAAAAACTGTAACATTTATTCAACCAAATGGAACAATTGGAACCTCTACCGTTTATATAAATTCTGATGATACCTCAGCAAGTTATGGGTATCCTACAGGTGTTGAATACTGTCAAGTTGTGACACAATTCACAACAACTTTTGTTGACTCAAATATAAATGTTGGATCCGGTTCATTATTAGAAAAATATCTTTTTAATAAAAATCAAAAATTAAGTTATGTAGATAGTCTTGGTGCGACAAAAAGTGTCACCCTTAATTCATTAAAATCAATTGGAGAAACATGGAAAGAATATTATGTGG